CTCTTTTCTATCTATCCCGGTTTACCGGGCTCCATTTGGGAAGGAAAAGAAAATTCCACCCAAAAACAAACCTACGTAGACTCCTAGGAGTAAGCTACGTATCCCACTTTATAGCCAGTCGGGCCCCGGGGAGTCACGCCATAAGCGTGTTTCCCAGGATTCCGACAGCCATAAAGCGCTGCTGCCATGACGACGTCGTCACGCCAGTGATGCCACTTTAAGACGTTCTGTACGGGTCGATAGACCCGAACATAGCCAATTGAGTGGCGCCACCGGCGCTGAAAGACATCGTCACAGATCACGAGGTCCCCGAGTTCTTCAGGACCTCGAAGCCGGCGGATATGACTCGGCAAAGCATCCAGACACCGCATCCAAGCAGTGACATAAATGCTATGGCGGAAATCAGAGTCAAGGTCTTGACGACCCAGTCTCCTAATTCCGTTAGCCAAGCTGATCCACTGTTCTGGACGTTCAGGCACTTCTTCAAGATTATGTCCCCTTACGGAGACGCCCCGGAAGAAATCCCCGCCACAGCTTTCGCGAAAGTTGCCTTGAGTGAATGTCTTATCGACATTCGGCTCAAAGCCACAGTACTTAAGTATGGCTAGAACGTCAGCAGCACGAGTAGTAGGTACGATGATATCATCGCCATACACCGAGAAATCGAGACTCAAAGTCCCGCAGCCTACCGCGTAAGCGAGAGCTGCAAAGATCAAAGTCTCTAGTTCAAAGGTGTAACCGTTTCCCATGCTCGAGAATTTCTCAAGCTTCACCCACCCCTCCTTCACAGGAGAGAAAGGCTTATCTAAACCAACACTCGCCGAACCACTTTGGATAAAGGTGTAAGGCGAACGCAGGCTGTCCATCAGTTCGTACCAATCGCTTGGCAAGAGTAGACGGACGAGTTCTCGAGAAACAGTATCCGACGCAGACGACAGGTCAATTGTTGCGTGTTCCCCATCCAGGGAGGCACGACAAGCCCATTGACGGTGCACTTCTTGTGCCGTGCGGAGGTTTAATCCGCGCGTCATAAGCCGAGAGCGAATAAGTCCACCCACAGATTTCTGTAGAAAGACGTTCACACTCGGTTCAATGCATATCCCTCTATCTTTACCCGCATCTTTAGGAACGGTGATGAACCGGTTCCCACGGATGTAGCGGAGATGGAGCTGCTGGGCGCGCTTCAGAACGCCATAACGAAACCAAGCTGTGTCGGTTACGTACGGTAAAAGGCAAGTAGCCTCATTCGTTAGCACGAGTTCGGTCGACATTTTATCGGGGATGGTGTTCCACGGACCCCTGTCGCTGAAAGTTGAACCAGGACCAAACCGTCCCTCAAGGGATCGGGGAAGGTCCCCTAGAACGTCTTTTACCCATGAAGCCGCCCGGAGAAGAATTCTCCGGATAGGCTCATCCGCGGGGTCATGAAGACCGTTGCGCGAAAAGGGAGCGAGACGTTCATTGGACCGATAGCAGGATTTTTCACTCGCCCAAAAGAGGCGAAGAGCTTCCTGTTTACGGTCTACACCTGGAACTGGAATTCGGCATTTACGCAGAATCTCAGTACAAGCGTTATCCTCACGGAAACGCTTAGCACAGTTGTAGTTCAACGGATGGGTCTTAAGCTTTATGAGCTGACCCCACTCTTCGTACTTCACCATCAGAAAGACGGTGAGGGAGCGAGGAGTGTCAGTGCTTACGCAAAGAGCGTTCAGCACCCGTACCAGGTCATGGTTCAGGGTAGGATTCATTCTGGGGGCGTCTCGAGTTAACGAGCCGCGAAGCCGGTTTTAACGGCACCCAGAACTTGATCGTTACCGCTGACGTGGGCCATATAAGTGGCCAAGTCATCGATAACGCTCTGCGGCACGTTCTGCGGGGCGATGTACTCGCACTTCATGGTGGCAGTACCCTTGAGGGTATGCTCCGAAGTGTCAGGGTCCACCGTCACGTAAGGAACTTTCACGAGCACCGATACGATGCGAGCAGTGCGAGACGCCGTTGGGCGGCTCGACACTTCCACACTGTGGCGATGCGCGGGAAATTTTGCCGAATCCTCCAACCGATACATGGCTGGCACTTTGTCCCCCGAAGCGGGAGACAGAGGCGAGAACACCACCGATTGTCCCAGACCATTTTGGGCTGGGATAGCTGCTTGTGCAGGCATGTACTAACTTTCTAACGGGATGGATACCGCGGTTAATGTTGTCGAAACAACGGAGTTGAAACCACACGAGTAGTGCGGCGGAGCCATACTGGCTTATCGTCTGTCAAGACGAGCGGAGAGCGATTGCGCAACGAGAGAAGCTAGCGTCGCAAGACGCCAAGAGTCTACCTTTGGCATTCGGATCCGACTACCGAAGTCCGGGACTTCCAGCGAACCAGGTTTGTAACGCCGCATCACGAAGAAGCGGCCATCGAACTGACGGTTCTTATTTGGAGGATCACCGACGCCGGTAGGGTCAGACCACTGAAACTCCCCGCGAATGGTATGGGTAACGCGAATATCCAAGAGCTCAACTCCAGCGAAAGCAGAATAGCTATCGATGAACTTCTTTACTGGTAGGAACCAGTCGAGAAGAAAGCTCCCGGGTACCGCATCCCACGCCACTGACAATGGGTTGACTAGACCCAGCTGGTTAGCTAGCAAAAGATTTGGGTTTGTAACCTTAATCGTCGCTGCTATCTCGACCCGCTTCACCTGAGTTACAGGACACCATCCAAAGAAGTAATCCTGGGTCACTTGTTGACCACGGCCCTTTAGAGGACGTAATCGGAACTCAGATTGCATGACCTCAACCAAACCGTACATATCAGAAATGATAGGTAGCCAACCAAACTGGATTTCAAGCCAGGTGTTAGCAGGGTTTCGGGCAAGGTCACGACGCTTCAGCTGACTCACTTTCTTCTGGTTTGCACCAGAATCAGCAAGCGATCTCACGAGGAGTGAGAAATCTCTCCGCACAACTGCTTGCCTAATATTGTTGAGTTGCCTCAACCGTACTAGTAGCATCTGCGCGCTAGAGCCGGCTTCCAACAGGTTAATACCCATTGAAACCCGGGCGCCAAGAGATTTGGCGAAAGCATCGTAAGCCCTTTGATAAGGTACACTGCCGACACCCGGACGGTTATCCTCGTAGCGACCCACTTGTGCGACATTCTCGGCATTGCCGGAACCTGTCGTATAGCGGAGAACTTCGAGGTCATATCCAAGGGCGTAGACAATGCCCGGCTTTTGACGGAACCAGCGCTGATACTTAGAATAAGTGTCAGAGCCACGGACGTCGAGAGCTGTTTTAACAAAAGGCCCGGTAATGATAGTCATAATGCTGCTCCTGGATAGGAGTGCATTTCATTACCGGAAGACACTTCCCTCGCGTCGTACGGACAGAACTGTAGCCAACCATCCTCACGGGAGCAGAGCCAAGATTCAGGTGGGAACCTGAACTGGATCAGATCCCAGGAGTATTGGGAGGGAAACATTTCTTTCCTAAAAGACGGAG